CTTTCACTGAAACCATTCTCAAGAATGTGATTCAAAAGGTATGGACACAAGGCGGCACACCTAAGATTTTGATGGTTGGTCCTGTCAACAAGCAGCGCGTGTCAGGTTTCACTGGCATCGCATCAGCTCGCTACAACATCAATGGCGGCGATCGTCCTGCAACCATCATCGGGGCCGCGGACATTTACGTCAGCGACTTCGGCCAAGTGCAGGTGGTTCCCAACAGGTTCCAACGCGAGCGTGACGCTTGGGTGATCGATCCTGAGTACGCAAAGTTGACTACCCTGCGTCCTTACCAACAAGTTGAGTTGGCAAAGACAGGTGACGCTGAGAAGCGTATGCTTTTGGTCGAATGGGGCCACAAAGTATTGGCAGAAAATGCTCATGGTCTGGCAGCAGACTTGGTAACTTCTTAATCGAAGCAAAGGAAGAGGGGGGAGCAATCCCCCCTTTTTTATATGGAAAAAAGAATATTCAGCGAAGACAAAGACCTTGGCATCACGCGCTACTGGCACTACAACAATGAGACTGATGAGGCAACGATTCAGACCCAGCAGGATGTAACAGACATCATTGAAGAGAACAAGCAAGAATTCAATATGGTTGATGAGCGTGCTGGCTGGAAGGGTGAGTTTCACCGCGTTGCAAGCATTCCTATGTCTATATATTCTCAGCTCAAGGCAGAGGGCAAGCTGGAAGATCAGGAATATATGAAGCGCTGGCTCAACGATCCAGAGAATAGATTTTTCCGAGTACGACCAGGACAAGTATGAAATACATCGCAGTAGCAACACCAGCGCGTGACATGGTCCACACCATGTTTACCTATGATTTAGTCAATATGGTGGCGTATCACACATTGAACACCAATGATGCCATCAGCTTGAAAATATCGCAGGGAACGCTTATCGCCAATCAGCGAGCTGAATTGTGCCTAGATGCGATGCGTGAAAAATGCACCCATGTGCTTTTTATTGATTCAGATATGCGGTTTCCACAGGACATGATTGAGCGTTTGCTGCAACATGACTTGGACATTGTGGCTACCAACTGCGCTCGCAGACGTATGCCCACAGGACCAACCGCACAGATTTACAAAGAGAATGGCGAGCGTGAGTTGGTATATACGATGCCCGAAACGACTGGCCTGCAAGAAGTTGGCTCAGTTGGCATGGGTGTGATGCTGATCAAGGCCAATGTGTTTGCGGCATTGTCAGAGCCTTGGTTTGAAACACCTTGGCGGCATGACAAGCGTGGGTATATTGGAGAGGATGTTTTCTTCTGTAAGAAAGCTAGAGAGGCAGGCTTTAAGATATGGATTGATCACGATGTGAGCAAAGAAATAGGCCACATTGGGATGTTTGAATTCAAGCATGACCATACTTGGGTGATGCGTGAAGTTGAGGAAAAGGAAAAGGTTACCTAATGGCACTCACGACTTATGCAGAGCTGAAGACCTCGGTTGGTGACTGGTTAAACCGCACTGACTTGGCTACAGCTATTTCAGACTTTGTCAGCTTGGCAGAGGCTCAGATTGAGCGCCAGTTGCGTACACGCCAAATGATTGTGCGTGCCAATGCAACATTTGCGGCGGCTGCTGAATACGGCACTGTGCCTGATGACTTCTTGGAAGTCAAAGCCATCAAGATGAATACCAATCCAGTTACCAATCTGACATTCCAAACCATTGATGCAATGGATTCGCTGTCGAATACGACTTACCTGTCATCAGGCAAGCCACTGTATTTCAGTGTGGTAGGCAATCAATTCAGATTGTTGCCGATTCCTGATGGTGCATACACTGCCGAGCTGGTCTACTATGCAAAATTGGCTAAGTTATCAAACGCAAACACCACCAACTGGCTGCTGACTCAAGCGCCTGATGTTTATTTGTATGGCTCACTCTTACAGGCTGCGCCATACCTACAAGATGATGCGAGAATTCCTGTATGGTCATCGCTGTACCAAGCAGGACTAGATCAATTGCAGATTGCAGATGATCGAGGTTCTACATCAGGCGGCGCGATTATGGCAAGGGCAAGGACATTTGGATGATAGTTACCACCACCAAAGGCGAGATGGACGATTCATTGCTAGAAAAGCGTGAGGGTTCATTAGAAAACGATACCGAGACAACGAGCTGGGTAGAGTATTGGCTAGATGGTGAGTTGGTGCATCGATCTGTCCACATGGCGCTAAAGAGTAGCGTCTTTGCCGATGGAATCAGTCAACAAATTTAAGGAATAAATCATGGCCAATACGCAAGCAATGTGTACAAGTTTCAAGGGCGAGCTGCTTGTCGGCCATCATAATTTTGGCACTGGCGTGATCCGCGCTGCCACTACAGCAGACACTTTCAAGGCTGCTTTGTACTTGGCCTCTGCCACTGTCAATGCGTCCACCACAGCCTACAGCTCAACAGGCGAGGTGACAGGCACAGGCTACACCGCAGGCGGTGTTACAGTGACCTTTGGCACTGCGCCTAGCACCAGTGGCACTACAGCCTTTGTGACCCCTAGCGCCAGCATCAGCTACTCTGCTGTGACCTTATCTACAGCCTTTGACGCGGTCCTGATTTATAACTCGACTCAGTCAAACAAGGCAGTCAGCGTGCATACATTCGGCAGTCAGACTGTGACTGCTGGAACATTCACCTTGACCATGCCGACCAATGATGCAAGCACTGGCCTGATCAGGCTGGCTTAATTAAGGGGCAGCGGCATGGCTGCTTATGGAACAGGCTACTATGGTCTAGGCGTCTACGGCATAGGCAATGTCGTTATCAGTGGCAATGCGTCTACTGGCGCTGTTGGCGACTTACTAGAAAATATATCCATTCAAGAGAATGGAAACATTGCCACAGGTAATGTCGGCACAGTCGGATTAACTGTATCTGTTGCCATTACAGGCAATGCAGGCACTGGCGCTGTTGGATCGGTATTAGCAACATCAACCAATGCGGTTACAGGCAATGCGTCAAGCCTGGCAGTTGGCAGCGTCACTCAGTCTGCTGCAATTGATTTAGTCGGCAATTCATCTACTGGTGCTGTTGGCACTGTTGGCATTACAAGAACTAAGGCAGTTACAGGAAACGCTGCGACTGGTGCTGTAGAGACAATGCCATCTGCGGTTATTACATTCCAAGCCATTACTGGCGTTGGCGGCACAGGATCAGTCGGCAGCGTATCAAATGTCATATCCATAGGGATAATTGGGGTTCAGTCTATTGGCGCTGCTGGCAGCATGATTGGCTTTGGATGGGGTGCTATTCCAAACACATCCGAAAGCTGGTCACCAGTTGCAGACACATCAGAAAGTTGGACTGATTTGGGGGACAATTCAGTCACTTGGCAAGAGGCCGCATAGGAGTTTTCAGCATGGCAGATACCACCACAACCAATCTTTTACTGACCAAACCAGAGGTCGGCGCAAGTACTGACACTTGGGGAACCAAGATCAATACCGACTTAGACAGCGTTGATGCTGTCTTTGCGGCTGCCGGCACTGGTACATCAGTTGGCTTGAATGTAGGCGCTGGTAAGACATTGAGCGTTGCTGGCACATTGAGTGTCACTGGCTCTGCAACAGTTATTGAGTTTGCAGATGGTTCTGCCGCTGCACCATCTATCACCAACGATGGCGACACCAACACCGGCATTTTCTTTCCTGCTGCTGACACCATTGCTTTTTCTGAAGGTGGTGTGGAGGCTGCAAGGTTTGATAGTGCTGGTAACTTGGGCTTGGGTGTTACTCCTAGTGCTTGGGGTTCAACATCAAAAGCAATACAGTTTTCAACTGGAGCATTTGAGGCAAGGTCTGCTAGTTTGGCCTCAGTCACCAATGCTTATTTTAATGCGGGTTGGCTTTATTATGGAACAGGTCGAGCAACCTTATACAACCAAACAGATGGACAGCACGTTTGGTACAACTCAGCATCAGGCACAGCAGGTAACGCCATAACTTTCACCCAAGCAATGACGCTTGATGCTAGTGGGCGGCTGGGTATTGGTACTACAAGCCCACAAGAAAAATTACAGCTAGAAGGTTCAGGCTCTCAATACATGAGAGTTAAAACAACAACAACAAATGCTGATATATATTTCGGTATTACATCATCAAGTGTCGGTTATGTTGGCACAGGTGGTTCTGACCCTTTGGCGTTTTATACTGGTGGCGCAGAACGAGCCCGTATCGACTCCAGCGGTAACTTTACCGTAGGCGCAACAGCAGGGTCATGGGGTTCTGCTTCTGGCAATCAAGTCTCGCCTAGTTTTCAGCAAATCAATAAATACGATGGGTCAAGTGGCGACCAGTTTGTTGCTTTTAGCAGAAACTCCTCAACTATTGGCTCTATTACTCAAAACGGGACAACAGGCGTTTTATACAATACAAGTTCAGACTATCGTTTGAAAGATATTACAGGGCCAATAACTGGGGCTGAAGCCAAAAACTTTATCATGGCTTTGAAACCAAAACAAGGAACATGGAAAGCTGATGGCTCTAAGTTTGTTGGTTTCTTGGCTCATGAATTCCAAGAAGTTAGCCCATCGTCTGTGTCTGGTGTTAAAGACGCTGTTGACGCTGATGGCAATCCAATCATGCAAGCAATGCAAGCATCAAGCTCTGAGGTAATGGCTAACTTAATTGCATATGTCAAAGAACTTGAAGCCCGTATTGCCGCACTGGAAGTGTAATGAAGACCTGCACACATTGCCATCAAGAAAAGCCTTTTGAGGATTTCTACGCAAGCTCGACACACAAGTCGGGTTATACGTCTTGGTGTAAGGGATGTGAATCAGAGCGAAACAAAACAAAAACACAGCGCAACCGTGATGCTCGCCTTGCCAAAGCAAAACAATGGCGTGATGCCAACAAGGATAAACAAACTGAGGCTGTCAAGGCATGGCGGCAAAGTAATCCTGAGCGCACTGCTGCCACATACCGAGATTGGGCTGACCGTAATCGAGACAAAATAAATGCCAAATGGATGACGAGAGACGCTGCTAAAAAATGTCGAACACCTGCTTGGTTGTCTACGGATGAACACTGGATGATTGAGCAAGCCTACGATATTGCAGCAAAACGCACAAAGGCTCAAGGTGTACCGTACCACGTTGACCACATTGTCCCGTTGCAAGGTAAAACTGTTTCTGGGCTTCATGTGCCTTGGAACTTGCAAGTTATCCCCGCAAAATTGAATCAGCAAAAATCTAACAGCTTTAGAAGGAGCATAAACCATGACCACAACCTACACAATCAACCAACTTGACCGCAACACCTCTGACGGATTTGTCACTACTGTGCATTACAACGTCACAAAAGTAGATGGTGAATTCTCTGCATCTACCTACGGCACTATTAACTTTCCAGTAGATACGCCAACAACCCCCTACGCATCTTTGACCAAGGCTCAAGTAATTGAGTGGGTTAAAGACAAGCTAGGCGAGGAAGTAATTGAGGCTTCTTTGGCTTCTCAGATTGAAGCTAAGAAGAATCCAACTACTGCTACAGGAGTACCTTGGTAATGGACAACCAACAAATCTTCAATATTGTTTTTAGTATTGCTGGTTTCTTGGCAGTCTATGTGATCAATTCTTTGACCCGCACAATCCAAAAGCTAGAGGACAAGGTCAATGATCTACCTCACAGCTATGTGCAAAAGGATGACTACAGGTCCGACATTGCCGAGATCAAGTCAATTCTCAAGCAGATATTCGACAAGCTAGACAGCAAGCAAGACAAGTGATGTGGACCCAATCAGCATCCTTTTCGCTGCTAATGCTTGCGTGGCTG